GCCCAGTCCCTAAGTTAGACAGCGTGACAATGCTTGCGCCCATGTTGGGAGGGCCGCTGAATGGGGTTCCGTCAACACTGGACATGATTGGCCCCCATATTAGACCCCATATTAGAATCCCTCATCGTTGCCTAGGCCGATAGCACACCCATATGAGAAACAATCCAGCAAGTCATCATCAATCATGTCCTTGGTATCAGGACTGAAATTCAGTATTTGAGACATCAAATGATTTCGCGTGCTGCCTTTATAGGTAACACGCCGGTCATAGGCTTGCTTGGTAATCTTCACATGACCGGCATGCACATAGCCTGAGATATTCACAGCACGTTCAGACTTGCCCATTGCAGTTAGTTTGCTGTCAATGGGATGCACATTCCATGATTTCTTTTGGGCCTGTTGTAACAGCACAATACCTGACGCCTTATCTTCAATCCATGTGCCTGCGTTTCCAAGTAATGCTTCAATTTCTTTTGCTAAATCTTCCAGCCGTTGAAATACAGTCGGCAGCCATGTTTCCAACAATGCGCCTTCTAACTGTTTCAAATCCCAGTCAAGAATCGCTATTGTTGGATCGAATACAGGTGACTTAGCAAAGTAAACTACGCCAACTCCATCATTCGATTTTCCAGTCTTGAATGCCGTATCAATCACAGCATAGACTGTGTGATAACGTTTTGGGTTCGCAAGTGGTAAGAATGTGCCAGTTGGTTCATCACAGCACAGCAAATTGTTTTCCATGAAGAAACTGCCCTGCAATGGCCGTGGCCGCTGCTGATACAGTGATTCCCATGTTCGCGTATTGGGCTTGTATATGTCCCAATGCTTCTGCGTGAACCATTCAGGCCAGAGATACTCTCCTACTTTACGCCCTAGTGGATCATTGTCACTTTCGCATTGTGCTGGCAAACACAATACTTCCCATATCTGTCCATCACGGCATTTAATCATGCCGCTTTCACCATTCCAATCATCCGGCAATATCGAACCAGCCAGATCGCTGATGTCCCATCGTGTCTGTATCAAAATCACAGACGCGCCTGGGATTAGACGGCTTAGGAATTCATCTTCGTATGCTTCAAGCGTGGTTTTACGGATTGTCTCAGACTGTGCCTCAGAACGCCCTGCTACCGGATCGTCAATGATTCCAAGATTGCAGCGCGTATAGGTGACAGCGCCTTGCAGCCCAGTTGCATACAATCGGGAACCATTTTTCAGTTCCCAGTCATTGGCAGACTTGCTGCCATCGAGTAATTGCGTTTCCCAAATGGCTTTATATTCAGGCGATGCAACAATCTGCCTGCCACGTTTGCTATGCCGTTCAATAGGCGTTGCTGCATAGCTTGCCATCAGCACTTGGTAATCTGGGAACTTACCCATTGCCCAAGTCGGCGCGACAACGCTGGCATATGTTGATTTGGCGCTGCCTGGTGGCTCGAATATCATCAGCCGTCCATATGGCTTCAGAATGCAACGCTCAATCGCTTCCATCGTAAGCGCGTGATGTGCTGCAATGCCTGTCTCTACACTTGGCTGCAATACCCAGCAATTTGGGTCATCGCTGATTGGTACGCCAGGTATTGTGATTGATCGGCTATAGGCTACCAGAGATTCTCTCGCGCGACGGCGTTTCTCTAATTCAATTATCGCGGCGTTGCGGGCCGTTGCCATCAGTGATGAGTTTGGGAGAGTCGCTTGTTCCATCGTTAATCAAAGCCTTCAAATCATCGTCACTGAAATCTGATGGGCTGCGTTTGACATTAACAGTCGCATCGACCTGCATCATGCGAGGTAAGTTGTATGGCAACAGTTTAATAAATACTTCAATCTTATCTTTTGGAGATTCGAGCGCATTCACCCAGTCCCGGAAATTATCTATATTCTCGTGATAGAAAATCTCAAGCGCCATTTTGACTGTGCTCGTCAACCGTGGCCGTCCATGCGCTTGACGAGGCGGCTTGTCTGGGGGTTGGTTGGAATCCATGAATCACCAGAAATAAAAAAGGCCACCTATGCGGCGGCCTAAAGCGTGGATTGTCTATGCAGCGCCTTTTCAACGGGCG